TGTAAATCATTATCATTTTTTTCTAATTCAATTATAGTATCTTGATTTTCAATAATAATATCATCAGATTCTTTTATAATATAACCAAAATCTATTTTTTTATACTCTTTTAATTTACCAGCTGTTTCTTTTATTTCTTCTGCTGCTAAATGATATAATTGCTCAAAAACAGTAGTGTCTAAAAATTGTGATAATAAATCTTTTCTTTCTCTTTGTGATTTTTCAATGAAATTATTATTATCAGCTTGTAACGAAAATGCAGTTAAAATGAAATCATCATATGTTCCTAAATATCTTCGTATACTTTTATTTGTATCACTTCGTTCTTCTCCATTTAAGTTTTCATCTTCATTATAAAAATTAACATTAACTTTAACATGTCCATGTTTTAATGTTATGCCTTCTCTTTCAATTGTATATAATTTATTATTTAACTTAAATTTAAAAATACCTTTAAATACAGACTTTTTATTATTTAAAACTTCTTTAGATTTACTTGTTTTACTACATTTATCAAATATTGTATATATTATAGCATCTAATAAAGATGATTTACCAGATGCATTTGATGCAAATAGTCCTATAACATCAGATAATTTAGAAAAATCTACTTTATTTTTTTCTCCATATGAAAACATATTATCAAATTCAAACGATACCGGATACCATGTTACGTTTCTAACCGATTCTAGTACTGGTAGTTTAGAATTTATTGTTCTATTAATATGTCTAATTGCATCTAATTCTTTTTTATTAGCATCAGGATAATTTTCATTTATAAAATTTGTTATTAAATTATTTTGATGTTCTACATCACGAACATTACCTATTGCAATCGATCCGTCTTTATTACTTTCGATATGATTTGCAGTACGTTGTATTGATATATCTTGAACTTTATATTTTTTACGTATAGTTGCTATTAATTTTTTAATATCAGACGCATCTGTATCAGTAAATTTAATTCTGACTCTAGGCTTTGCAGGTATTCTATGTGGTGATTTTTTAATTTGTGCATTTTCTACTTCAAAAGTAACATATCCATAGTCATTTGTTATTTCTATAAATTCTGATGTTTTGTCTGGAAGATCCCATATTAAGATTCCATGATCTAGAGCCTCTCCATGATTTTGTTGAATTAATGATCCTGGATAGCCGATTGTTTTTTCTTTATTTAGAAATTGAGCAGGTTTGTGTATATCTCCTAATAATGTTAAGTCATGTCCTTCAAATAAATCAGTTGTTACATGATCATTTGATATTTGGAATCCAATGTCAGTTTTTGCATTATGTACTGCTCCATGATGTAATGCAATTTTGTAATGTGCATTAAAATCTTTACCTTTTATGTAATCCTTTGGAGCAACGTCTACTGCCATATGATTAAAAACTACATTTCCAAATTTAAATAATCCATTATCTTTAATAAAATGTATATTCTTATTATTAATAACATCCAATATTGGTGATATCGCATCTAGACGATATAAATTATTTAAATTCATATCATGATTTCCTAATATTACAATTGTAGGTATATGAAATCCATTAAAAAATTTTGTTAACATGGTAATTAACTCCGGAGACATATCTAGTTTAGAATGTACAATATCTCCAGTTAATACGCAAATGCTTTGATTAGTTGCATGTTGGGCAATGTGTAAAAATAAATTGTCAAATACTTCTTGATATTCTTTGTGTCGTTTTAATGTGCGTATGTGAATATCTGATATATGAAATATTTTATCAATACTTGTTATGTTTGTGTTTAATTCTTTTATTTCCATAATGAATCTATTTTTAATTCCATCATTCTTTCAAATGAGAATTTATAGGTATCTTCTAATTTTTTTGTTATTTTTTTATATCCTAATTCGTTAGAATCATCTTCTTTTAATTCCACGAAATAAACATTTAATCCTTCAGCCATGAATTTTTTTGATATTTCTAATGCATTAGTTATTGCATCTGAATCTAGACATATGTAAATGTCTGTTACATGTTCTTCTATAATTTTTTTCTGTAATACTGGTTGTATAATTTTACCAAATAACGGAATTGCATTTCTTTTTATAGTAATAGCATCAAATGCTCCTTCACATAAAACAATAGGCTCATTCCAGTTAATTAACATTTCAAATCCAATTATATCTTTTGATGTTTGTGGATTTTTATGTTTATATGAATCACTTTGATAAAATGCTCGAGATACAAAATAATTTAATTGGCCATTAGAATCATAACTAGGAATAATAATTTTTCCGGAATATTGGCCAGATTCAGCATATCCAATTCTGTATCTAATTATATCAAATATATTAATTCCTCTAGTTTTTAAATAATATATAGCATTTTTATAATCAGGAGATTTTTTTTCTATCCATAGTGGTTGATATTCTTCTGGAAGTTGTAATTTATATTCTTTAGTTTCTGATTTAGTATTACGATATCTTGTTACTTCTATGATATTATTTAATTTTTCAAATTTAGATTTAGGTAAATTTAATTGTTTAAATAATGAATGTATAGAACGTCCTTTTTTATCAGATATCCAACAATGCCATGGATTTTGGCCTTCCGAATTTGTATTTATATCAATTTCTAATTTAGGTTTATAATGCGATGTAAACGGCGAAAAGAATGCAATATTATCACCTGATGTTTGTTTTCCTTTACCTAATACAGACTCTAATAATTGAAGTAGTTTTAAGTTCTTCATATAATATATTATAAGAAAATTTACTGAAAGATCAAAAGTATTGGTTATTATATATAATATTGGTTAGACACAATTAATCGGTCTAACGAATCATCATTTAATAATATACATTATATTAAACGATTTCATCTTTTTATTACTTACATAAAGAAAATAATGATTATTTTTCAAAGATCCAATCATTAAACAAAAAATTTAACTACATTCGGCTTTTCGTCAACTTTACAACACTCATTTAACCATTCTAGCGGCATATCTTTTTTTGCAACATGTTTAATTCCAATTTTTGTTGCATACAATTCATATGTTGTTTTAGATCCTTTTGATATTTTTTGATTTGGGTTTTGAAATATTATTCTTAAATCAATATCAGGATTTGAAGCTAAAATATTTTTCATTTTTTGCCTATCGGTGCTTGTCCATCTTCCCTTAGTTTCAATATACATTGTATTACCATCTTTTTTTGTAAAAATAAAGTCTGGAGTATATTTTGAATTTTTTTGTGGAACAATATATTTCAATGTTTCAGTTTCGTAATTTACAGGATATTCTGCTTCTTTAATTTGATCAGCAACTTTTAATTCCAAACCAGATCTATATCCGTATTTGTATGCTGCTTGGCGTTGTTTATTATTTGTTGAATGCCAATGATTTTTCATAACTTCTTTCTACCAATCGACCATTACTAAATTACCATTCCATTTCATAATATTATCTGGCTTGAAATCTAATGATAAATGTAAATCGCCTATATTTGTTTTTCTAACATGTTGCTGTAACGCTCGCATAAAATTAATTAATTCCATGGAATAACTTCTTGTTTCTTCTGTGTCTAAATAATCAAATACAGAAGCTTCTGGTCCAGCTTGTCTTAAAAAATTTTTATAACCTTTATAAAATTTATTTATTTCCATTTCTTCTTTTGATGATAATGGATTTGCTTTATTCATAATATACATACTACGCTTTGGATCTGAATAATGTACAGGAATAAATGAGTTAAATTCACTAGATCTACCAACAATAACATCAGCTACTGCTTTTTCATCTGGTTCAGTGGTTATTTTAAATAATAAATCTTCTCCATTTATTGCATACACTTTGCCATTATCACCTTGTGCTACAAATGAAAATTCTTTATTTTTAATTTTATTTAATAATTTTTCAGCATCAGATTCAGAAATTTCTTTTAATATATTTTTTAACTTAATCAATATGATAATCCTCCTATTGTTTTAGAATTATTTATATTAAAATTTTGATTTGTACTTTCTAAACTTGATCCAGAATTAATAGGTCTAATGTCTAAATCCATTCTAACTAAAACATTCATATCAACATCATCACGTTTTCTTATTGGTTGTCCTAATTTTCCAATTGCTAATAACGTACCAGCTGAATTATATAATCCTACCGATGTAATATATGGAGCAAAATCACTACCTGTTAAATAGTTTAAATATTGTATATTCGAATCATTATGTGCACTATGATTATTTGTAACATTGAAATCACCTGCATCTATACGACATAATGTTGACATTTCATATGATGTAATTGTACTTTGATAACTAGCAGTATATTTTGTAGTTATTAAGTCATTGTATCGATAATCAGGAGTTGATATAACAATAAATCCTTTTTCTGAAAATACATTACCAACTATATTTGTTTGTAATAATCCTCCACCTTCATTACGGTCCGTTAACGTGCTTATCTCAGAGTTTGTTAAAGCTTTGTTATAAATCCTAACTTCATCTAAATATCCTTGTAGATTATAACTATTTGTGTTATAACCCCCAATACTTAAATGATAATTGTTATTAATAAATGTTGGAGAATTTACATATGTATTTAAATTGTCTTGAAGAAAATTAAAACTACCGGATGAATGTTTAGTTCCATTAATATACATTTCAATACTACTACCAGTCTTTTGACATAATACATGAGTCCAAGATGACGATACATCTGCAGAAGATGTTATTAACGCAATTAAATTAGAATTATTACCACGTATACTAAATTTAATTTCATTACTTCCGCTT